AATGGTATTAAGCAGACCTAGTTCACGAAGAGCTAATCGGGCTTGTCTCATCGTTACTACTTTTGGTTTTAACAAATCCGTTTTTTTAGCTTCATATTGGGCTACCTCTTCGGGAGTTGCCGCACGACCCCCCGATAGCATAATCCCATCATAAAACGTAACCCCATCATCATCAGTAAATAAATTCATTAGAAACTCCTCTCTATCTCAATAAATTTTTCCCAATACGCTACCGTTACAGAGCTCATCCCAAAAGTAGGTCTATCTGTTATCGTTAGAGCCGCAGAGTGAGTTGATAGCTTCACACTATTACGATCTACACTTGCAGCTGTACAACCGCCTTGCGTTGATAATGGAAAATCAACGATTTCACCAACGGCATAGCCTAGATTTGTCGTTTTACATTTAACCTTGGGTGATATTTTCACAATATTAGTACCAATATTGTGTGGATAAGCAGTAGTTTGGCTCGTTGCATATGCAGAAATTCCGCTTCTATATTTTCCATTCAAAGCATAATTCACAACGCTCGTAACTGTCGATGCATCACATTGCGCCTCTGCAAAGAACACTCGATATGATTGAGGTGCGGCAGAACTATTACCGACATAAGCTTTCATTTCAGATATTGAGAACGTAAACTTGCCGTTTAAAATTTCATCATTCCATGCTGATGCGCCCGATGGCAATGAATATGTGAATGCGCTCGATCCATAATTTGTTGTACTGGTGTTTCCAGTCGCGTAATGCGATACGGCTAAATACATTAGAGTGTATGGGGTAACGGTAAACGCTACACCTTGGCTGACATTATTTTTATAAAACGTAATCTGTCCGGTAGGAGCGTCATACATGACGCCGATAACATCCCCCGTTGTATAGGTGGCACCATAAGCGGCGGCAGAACCTGCACTTACTTTATTGGCATCATTTCGATAGGAATAGCCAACCGGATTAGTGCCTATCGCATCAGCTTGATAAGTATTATTTGCCGATAAACCAATATGGATATACCCTCCCGAAGTAGCTCCTACGGTAATCTCTGCATAAACCTTTCCGCTCTTGACTGTTTTACTTGAATATACTGTAGAATTTGCCCATGCCGTACCGTTTCTAGTGGCCGTTAGATTCCCATTCGTAAGATCAATACCACTCCCTTTTGATGCACTATCCCATGTCGGAAATGCCGTATCAGGAACTCCATTAATATACTCAGGAGGCACTACAGTAGCTCCCCCGGTAATCGTCCCATCAGATGCCACATCAAAATAACAATAGTTTAAAGCATTAGCAGCAAGCCCGCTAATTGTCATATCCGAAAGTAGTTTTACCAATCGATTAGTATGACCGCCGGCGGCGTGTATTTTAATCGGATTAGTTAAAGCAGAAATATTTATTGATCGACCTGTCCCCGCCGTCGCAAAATTCGGGTATCCATTAGTATCAACTGATCCGCTTTGTATGGTTTGGCGAACACCTGATGACATATTAATAAGTAATGACAAACTCATATAGAGTAAATCAAATCGTGCTTTTAGAGTTGCAAATAAATTCGCAAACGATACTTTTTTAAGAAGACCGGTAACACTATCCCAAAACCCGAACTCATCTGCATCGATTGGAGTAGCTTTGGAAGCAGCAGAATGGATTAAAAATTCAAACGATGTCGCAGACCATGAAGCGGGTTCAACCGATGGGCTATCCGTTGTATTTACATCACATCTATAAAATACTCCATCATACGACCAAGACTCACCGACCAATGCGCTCGATGTCCCCTGAACAAATATCCCCTTATAGTTTGCCGCTGACACAGCTGCTGATGCGGCAGATACTGCATTAGCCTCTTTAGCGTTAATACTTGCCTCAGTATTATTGAGCTGAGTTACAAAGGCAATCAGCTTCGTAACAAATGAAGATATAAACGTTACAAAAGTATCCGCTCTCGTTCTAAAATTCACCGCATCCGTTGAGGATGGAGGCGTTTCAGGTGCTACAAATTCAACATCTATGGCCATTGTTTATCCCTTGTTTTAAATTAACCCGATAGCTTCGCATGTGATTGCTGTCTCTACCGGTCCGTTCACGAGTGTTTCGTGCTTTTGGATATAACAGTACAAACTAAGAAGTTCGTATTTACCTGGCATAAAAACTACTCCTTTTCCTCGAGCATTGATAAGCGCCTTATAAACGGCATTAGCGGATCCCGTTCTAGCGAAGATATTGACATCGAGCGTTTTGGCATAATTGCCTTCACTCAAATACGTTGCACCGCTTGCGCTGTCGATAACAACAGAGGAGTAATCGATAGCACCCACAGTCACACCCCATCGGGTATTACCTAATACTTTAACTCGACCACAGGTAAAAATCCCACATTTAACATCGTTATCCCCATTGTCGATAATGATATGAAATGCTATATTCTGAGACAGCGTCGTTCGCTCATAGATGATAGATTCCACCTTATCATCGAGCCAATCACCATAAAAATAATCCTGCCAATCCATAATATCTCGGTAAGTCACATAGGTTTTTGTCTCTATAACTTCGGAAATATCTAGGTTGATAACCTCTATCGTGATGGTAGTAGCATCCAGGTTACCTAGATATAGCGCCTCTGCCCCGTATGCGGCTATATTTACCTCTATTGTCCCGTTTCTAACCGTCTGAGTATTGAGGAATTGATCAAACATGCGAAACTTATTTGTTGTCCCTAAGAATTTCCAATCCGTTGGATTCAAATTTGGCTGTATATTCGTATTATCAGTTAATGCTTGATACTCTCCATAGTTTATCGGTAGGTAAACTGTATCTCCGACGAGATACGGACCATCATTCCAATCTTCATACTCAGAAGCTGTTACATTAGAACTGGTGATGATTATCGCTCCGGGGAACATTATTTTTGTGCTCATGCCGTTACCCCCTGATTATTGCTGATTTGGGTGGCGGTAAGCTGTTTTTTTAGGATTTTAACGGTTTCGGTAAGTACCGCTACCAACTGAGCAGTTTGTTCCGTCTGCGCCCCCTGCTGATTCACGAGTTGTTTAATATCTATAGAAGTATTCGTAGCCCCGACTTTTTGGAGCATCATATCCGCAGGGATGTAAGTACTCTGCTCTTTCAGCGCATCGGTATAAGACTTCGTAAGCTCAGTAGAGTTTTTCAAAGCATCGCCAAGCTTTTGCCAGTTGTTAATTGCTTCAGGAGTAAATGTTGTCTTAATAGCCTGAGAGTACATATCGAGATAGTTATCTATCGTTACACCCGATACGCCGATAAGATTTGAATAGGCGTTTAAATCCCCCTGCGCCCATTCAGCTTGCAGACGTAATGACTCGAGTGTATCGCCTGAGGACTCAAGCATCCATGTTTTATAATTACGGGTATAGTCCACATATCCGCTCACCATAGTCGCAAACGTTTCTTGAACTGCTTTACCTATACCTGAAGCGTATTCGGTCCATGCAGAATAAAACGTATCGGTTAATGCGGGATTATCGACAAATGCACGAATAAAAGATTTATCGATAGCGCTATAAAATTCTGTCCCGCTATATCTCCCTGCCGATACGACGATAGTATCAAGATCGCCAAGCTGTCCGAGTAAATAGTCATAGGTTTCAAACATCCCCTCGATGGCTTTTTGCTCTTTTTCGCTTAACCCGTAATAGTTTGTCCATGAAGACGATTTGAACCATGATTTCTTTTTAAAATCAACATAGCTTTGAACCGCACCGGCACCACTCTCGGTAGTGATATCACTCCATGCTTGGATACCTGATCCGGTAGTTTTAGTTTTTCCGAAAGCCCCCCCGATCAAAGACCCGAGCGCCGAACCGATTACAGCCCCGACGAGCGTACCTACGACCGGAACCACAGACCCTATCATAGCCCCCGCCGCTCCACCTATAGCACCGTAGTCGGCCGCTTTCGTATCAGCTCCCAAAAGCTTATCCCCGATAGACCCCATAGCATAACCGCCTATCCCCCCCGCGATTCCTGCCGTAGCTAATCCACCCGCATACGCCGCACCGCTTAGACCGGATACACCTCCGCCTGCGAGGACGTTTGCACCACCTGCTAAAAAAGAACCCGTCCCCGTTAAACCCGCACCGTATGCCATACCCGCCATTTGCCCCATCATCGCAGACGGAGCATACAACGCAGCAGTCAAGCCCCCTGTTAAAAGAGAATAAGCCGTATTTGCGGTGGAAGCTATGTTCAACGCATCCATTACAGAAGAATAATCACTCCCTTGAAGAGTCACTTGACCACCCGCATCCATAACGGTACCGCCTGCGGTGGTCGTAAACCCTGCCGAATCCGTTGTCGCACCGATCAATGCCGCAGGAGTAGCGGCAGACCCGAATACCGATCCAAGCCCTCCGAATGTTTTGAAGATGTTTTGAATACCACCTGCTCCGGTATCGATCATAGCATCCGCGAGAGATTTTGAGAGACCGCGTGCGAGTGAGTTCGTCATCGCTCCCCAAAAGTCTTTTAACCACGATCCGAATGACTCGAACTTTCCGGTCATAGCATTGAAGAACTGATCATCCATCGCTTTATTGATGTTACCCATCAGGTCAAACCAAAACTTGTTTTGCTCCTCAAATGTTTTTTGGGCTAGATCCGCTTGCTCTTTTGCACGTTTTTCATCGATGGATAGGATCGATGCCGAAACATAACGCTCGATATCGACGATGTCATTCCCCGCAGCGGCAAACTCTGCGGCACGGTTGGAGATGTTTACTATCTCATTGTCATACCAGTTACCCGAAGCGTCATTGATGGCGGAATACATTGTCTCAGAGCTTCTTAGATACTCTTGATCCGCTTTTTCTTTAGCAACAATTTCATCTTGAAATCGTTTTATACCGTCATTAATCCTCTCATCAAACATCTTTTGCTCGATATCTGCCAATTCTTTCGCTGCTTTTTTTGCTTCAGATATTTTCTTATCATAATCTTCTAAGTAAAAAGGAGCAGTAAAACTATTATCTTCAGGCTTGTAATCACTTTTAAATTTATTTTTCAACCCTGCAAGAGTTTTATAGGTATTCACTACGTTTTTAGTGTATTTTTCAGCTTCCAAGCTTGCGGAATGGTAGTCCATTCGTGCCTTAGCAGCATCATACCCTCCATCAGTAAGCAACCCTGATATTGATCCATATTTAGCGTGTGTTTCAGCTACAGTAGCGTACGCCATTTTTGTATTAGCTATAAATTGTCCTATACCGTTTGTTGCAGTGCTTAACCCCAAAATGAAATATTCAAAAAAGCCGAAATTATTTACCATTTCATCTGATGATCCTAAAACTTCATCGGCCATAAAATCAAACGCATCCGATACAGTATTTACCATAACCGTTGACGTATCCCCGATTAAACTAAAAGCATCGCCTCCTACCTCTCCCAATGCAGAAAAATCGTTCATAGCTCTATTTGCAAATAGATCAATATCGGATGAGTTCGTAACTATCCATCCGGATAAATCTTCAATATGTCCAGATAAAAGATCGATAGCCGGTACCATTGACGTGAGAAGCTTTACTTTTGCCCCATCAATCGATAAACCTATTCGTGTAAAACTATCATTAAACCGCTCCGCAGCATCGGTAGTGGTTTTATCCATATGTCCATTAAACTCTTTAATGGCTTCACTTCCGCCGTTGAGGAGTGGAATCATATCCGCACCTGATTTTCCGAACAACTGCATTGCAAGCGTTGATTTAGCAACACCGTTTGGCATATCTTTAAATCTATCTGCTACTTCCAACAAAATCGTATTTGAGTCTTTAATATGCCCATTTACATCTTTGCTCGAAATACCGAGATTTTCAAGAGCGTTCTGTGCATCTTTCCCGCCACCCATAGATATTTCACCGAGGTTTTTATTAAGCTTAAGTACACTTTTGCCTATATCTTGGAGTGCAATATCAGAGAGTCTCCCCGCCGCTTGCAATGAATACAAATCATCAACAGACATCCCGATCTTTTGAGACATTTTACCTATTGAATCAGCTAGATCTAGTGATTGTTTAATAGAATTCTGTAAATTATCAAGAGCAAAATATCCGGCTATTGATGCTCCTGCAGTTTTAGCGAAGCTCTCCATCTTCTGAGTTGAAGACTTCATTAGCCCTACAGCTTCATCCATCCCTTTTCGGAGCTGAGCTGTATCGGCGGCAATGATGATGTCAAGTGCGCCGAGTGGCATTGGTCCTCCTTATTTTGCGGTCATAATTTGCAATATTGCCGATTGAGCCTCTTTGATTTGCTCATCAGTCATATCTTCAGTGTCTAATTCAGACACTTTCCTCACATTATTTTGATAAAATGCATAATCAGAAGCTTGCTTATTTGCGTTGCTTATCCCGCTATTTGCGGTAATGGCACATAAAACACTATTTCTTTTATCAAACATTCTCTCTTCATCACCAAAAGGCTCTAACTTATAGAACTCAGTCCAATCATCAAGCTCATCCGCCGACATTTCATTCTCTAAACGCTCTACTGTCATACCAAGCTTTAAAGCAAGGCGAAATCGGAAGCGACGCTCTTCTGTTACGCCTCGTCTTCCTTGAAAACGTTTCCCAATTCTTTAAAAATACGCTCAATAGCTTCAGCTGATCTTTTCCCCAAAATAGGTTCAATCTCATCATCTGTAAAAAGACGTTCGCCGTTTTCATCACAGAGTGCGAAACCAACAGATTTTAAACGAAATTCGGCGTATGCTTTTTCAGCATCAATACCTTTTTTCATAGTAAACGTAGGTTTTTCACCCTCTTTTTTAGGTGGTACAAATGTCATAAATGCTTGGTTAAGCTCTATGAGCGAATCCCTTTCTAGGATGCTTCTACGCTTAACGCAAACTTCCCCTCCCCATTCAGGAACATTTATTTTTTCTACCTTAATATCAGGCCCTTTGCTGATTTGTTCTTTAGTAAGTACCATAATTAGCTCGCTAACGTGATATCCGGAGCACCGCTCGCTTGAAAACCAAACTCAAATGAAAGAGCGGCACCTTTACCTGGTACGATATTTGGGATTCCGGATACATACCCATCACGAATGATTGTTGTTTTACTCCCTGTAGCAGGTGTGATCTGGTCGTTAAATTCGATCTTGATTTTTGTGTTTGCATTCGTTTCACCAAGAGCCATGACACGCGCTTGCCCAGCATCATCAGCGATAAAATTACACTTTAATGAAAACTCAGGCGCGTCTTTTAGCCCATCTGAAACGTAATCTTTATAACCGGTAGAGTCGAAGTTCGTAACGTCAATTTTTCCCGTTTTATCACCTAGGATTCCTGGAATATCCGTCATCTCCCCAACTTTTACAAATGTATCAGGAGTATTGGTCTCGATATAAATCCCAACCCCTAACGAGTTCTTTGCCTTACTGCCCATTTTGAGACTCCTCAAATTTTAAATATGAGGGTATTTTATTTGAGTTATTTTCTATGGGTTTAAAAAGTTACACGCTGTAACTTTTTCGGTGGAAAAGTTTTTGTGAGTCTACTTGACGATATCGTCAGAGAGAATATAATCGAGGATTTGAACGTGCAGTTTGGTGTCGTTTTCATAATCTTCCATGTGCATAGCTTTGTTCCCTTTGCCACTCATAGCATTTTTTACATCGGTTTCTGCGATACTTAGGGCTTCATTATATTTTTTAGAAAACACTTTAATCTGAAACCGCCCCATATCAAGGCTCTCAGTACCGTCAAGAGTACCCGTATCGAGTGAACTGATCCGATGATAGGTGATGTATGGGGGTTGAGTGTCTTGAGGAGCTACGAGCGGGTAAACACGATCACCAATCTTTGGTATGGCGGATAGCAGAGTATAAAGCCCGATTGAAATGCTCATTTTGTTGCCTCATCAAGTTTTGATTTGATCGTATCGATCACTTTGTTTAGAACATCCTCTCCCGCTTCATCGTATGCGGGTCTCATAAATGGGCGGGCCGCCATTTTTGAGGTTCCGAACTCTTGGAACCGTCCATAAAAAACACTTTTCCCTTTTCGCTTGTTTTTTGTCGGCCTGATCCGAAAAGCGATCACCCCTTTTTGCGCTCTAGATCCGCTCACTTTGATCGAGTCTCTTAGTGTCCCCTCATCGACTGGGACATAGCTTTTGGCTTTTTCTTTGATGACGTTCGCCCCCTGACGAACCGCCGCACGAATTACTTTTTTTTCGAGTTTATCGGGTAATGAATTTAGCTTTTTAATAAGCTCTTCTAACCCTTTGATCTCTCCGCTCATAAAATCTCTTTTGCGATAATAATCAGCTCTTTATTTCGCTCATCTTTATTTTGCACGTTCAAAATGTCAAAATAACGATCAACGAACTTGATCCTATGCTTAGGTGTCACACCCGCTACGAATCGACATAGTATTTGTGAGGTTGCATCGGCGAACACTTGGTTACTCATAAAACGCTCACCGCCGGTGATCGGCTTGATATCTGCCATTGTTTCATCGAGCACTGTTTCACCATCACTAAACCCGCCCGTTGCATCACGAACCTCTCCGATGGTTATAAACTGTATTCTATGTTTCAATCGTCCTGATCTCATAATGTAATCACCCGATATTTACTGATGAGATAATCGTTATACTCATTAACGATAGGGCTAACCGATACCCCGACAACGACCTCTTCACGATGCTCGAACAATGTCGCAATACGGATAAGTATCCATTGCTTGATCGGCTTTGGTACTGATGCCGCATCCGCATACCCTGCGGTAAACGTCACACGAACCGGATCGATTACATTGGCGATAGACGGATAAGAGGCATTTGGTTTTTTAACGATCACTGCCGGCTCCGAATAATAGCTCACCGAATACAGCGACGGATCGAGGAGCGCATAGCTCTCCAACCCATCAGGAATATACTCGATTTTATCGACCGAGATCAACGGCGGTTTTTTAAGCTCAAAACGCTCCGGCAGAGTATCCATCGTCATTTCATAAACAGCGCTCATAAGTTGGCGGTTGGTAATATCCTCCGCCTGAGCCGTTGCCACTTCGATTAGGAACTTGATGAGACTATCATCATCGGCGGACAATATGCTCAAATGTGCTTTCGCTTCATTGAGTGTTACCGGATACTCACTCGGAGCTGTTTTGAGTTTCAAGCCCATTGTTATTCTTCGTCTTTATTATCGTCGGATTTTCCCGCGGGAAAATCCTCAGTTTTCTTAGCTTCATCGCTTGGATCTTCTCCGATCATCGACTTTTCTACGAACGCTTCCACCTCTTCATCACTGAGAACAACCCCCTCGATCTGAGCCGCTTTTAGTGCTACCTGAGCGTAGAGCTCACGAAGCTCTGAAACGAGCGTCTCTTTTTCGAGAATTGCTGTGCTCTGCGCTAGACGCTCTGCCTCTGCATTTTTTACCGATTCAAGTTTTAAAACTGCATGATCATAGGCTTTTTTATTGGTAGGCAGAGCTTGATCAGAGTTAACCAAAGCTATGGCTTCTTTGATTGGTAGATCAATAATTTCACCGGGAGAATAACTGCCATCGTCACCGGATCGCCCGGTGAGCAGTTTTAGCTTAATGGTATCCATAATTTACCCTTTACGCCGTAGCCATTTTGAGCACTTTTACCGCTTCAGGAAGCACCAGTTTACCGTCAACACGCTTATCGATACGGAAACCTACATGTCCGGTAGTAGCATAAAGCTCATCCATACGTTTCATCGACATCGCTTTACGGTCTTTGATGAAGTAGTAGCTCATATCTCCAAATGAGATAGGTGTTGCACCAGCCGCGATATCGGGCATATTTTTATTTAACACAATTGGGCGACCGAGCAATGTTGTCGGAGCACCGTTAAGCCCTTTTGTTACAAGATAATCCCCGTTGCTGTCTTTGAGTTTCATCAATTTTACGAGTGTGTTACGATTCATTTTCCATGTCGCATCAGCCGCATAATCTTCATCGAGTGATCCCCAAAGGTCGATAATTTCATCTGCTGTAAACGCTGTGGTTGAAGCAGCTGTTTTACCGATTTGAGCATCTACCAAAAATCCGGTTGGTTTACCTACTCCATCTCCGATAACAAATGCTAGTTCTTCGGCTTTCGTCGTAGATTTTGTAAATTTCATAGCGATATAGGCTTCGATGCTTGAAAAACTGTCTTGAAGCAACTCTTCAGTGACTTTGATGATACGTCCAGTTTTGTACGCTTTCATAATCACTTGTCCGATAGTAGGATCAGACTCAGGGTATACACCAGCTTCGTCAATCCATCCATTCGCACCATCATCGCCCTCTACCGGAATATTCTCAGTTGAAGTGGAGATACTAACTGTCCCAAGAGCACGCATAGGAGATTTTTCGCCGAGTTTAGTGATGATCGTTTCAGCAAATGTTGTTGGTACCAAATACCCCCCCTTATCTGCTGTCCCCTCATTAAGAGCACGTGTTTCAGCTTCGGTAAGCGGTTTACGGCTTTGCCCTTTCCAAAATGCAGCACGATAGGTTTCATTTTTTTCTTCACCCTCTGCCTGTGTACCCGATGGAGTACCACCGACCAACGGAGCACGTTGTTCTGATTTTAGATAGGATTCGCGTTTTTCAGC